CACAAGCTTGTTCTTGAAGGTCACTTTGGTCCAGCTTCTAGACTTGTAACTACTAAAGAACTTATTGATAAGAAACACTTATCTGACTTTGAAATTAAATGTCTTGTATTGAAGTATCCTGAACAGCTATGTAAAATGGTTAAAGAAATGGACTTTCAACAAGAGATGGACTTTATTGTAACTAATGAATCGAGAAATAAGTTCATCACTAATCTTGCATTAGATCAAAAAGGTAACAGCCTAATTTTGTTTCAGTATGTTGAGAAGCACGGTAAAATTCTTCACAATATGATTGTGGAGAAAAACCAAAATCCTAATAGAAAGATCTTTTTTGTTTGTGGTCAAACTGAAGCAGAAGATCGAGAAAACGTTAGACATATTACTGAGAAAGAAAACGATGCGATCATCGTTGCTTCCTATGGTGTGTTCTCAACAGGCGTAAATATTCGTCGCCTACATAATATAGTATTCGCCTCTCCAAGTAAATCTAAAATTAGAAACTTACAGTCAATCGGTAGAGGTCTCCGTTTAGGAGAAGATAAAGACAAAGCAACGCTTTATGATATTTCTGATGACCTTCGAATTGGAAATTACACAAACTATACTATGAATCATTACGCTGAACGTGTAAAAATATATCATGCGGAGAAATTTAAAATCTCATCTTATAAGGTAGAAATAAAAAATGTCTGATGTAAAAACAGAAGAAACTAAAGTTAAATTTCTCAGGCTCTCCAACGGAGAAGATATTATAGCTGTAATTAAAGGCTCTACTAAATCTACTTTTTTAATAGAAAATCCTATGCGTGTGATTGTTGATGCTGACTTAGATGCAGGCAGACAAACAATCTATATGCATAATTGGATGCCACAAGGCATCGCTAAAGACAATGGATGCAGCCTCAATTTGAAAGACATTATTTTTACTGCCGAGGTTGAAGAAGATATTATAGACTACTATAAAGGTGTAGTCTTTGAAATGATTGAAGATCGGGGAACTTATAAGAGAACTGATAAAAAAGAAAAGGTTTTCTCTAATAATAATTCTAAAATAATTACTTTCCCTGGAACTAAAAATAGTATAGAATAGTCTTTAAATAGAGTTATTCATAAAGCCCGACACAGTCTATTGTACCCACTTATCACCTGCAGGTCAAATAATTTATGGCAAAGAATCATTATGTAAACAACGCTGACTTCTTGAAGGCACTTATTCAATACAAAAAGGACTGCAGGAAAGCGAAACGTGAAGGCACAACCAAGCCAAAGATCCCAGACTATGTGGGTAAATGCTTGATGCTAATCGCTGAAAATCTATCACACAAGCCCAATTTCATATCATACTCTTTTAGAGATGAGATGATTGCCGATGGCATTGAAAATTGTGTTATGTACTTTGATAACTTTGACCCAAAGAAATCCAAGAATCCATTTGCATATTTCACTCAAATTATTTACTTCGCTTTCATCCGTCGGATCCATAAGGAAAAGAAGCAGCTGTATGTAAAGTATAAGTCTACTGAGCAGATCGGTGTATTGGATGAGTATGAGCAATTCGAGCATGAAGAGAATGGCGGCTCAAGTAGGCAATTTGAAATGTATGATAACATCTCTGAGTTTATACAAAATTATGAGCAAACCAAAATGAACAAGAAGAAAAAAGTCAAGAAGTCTCTTGAACTATTAATAGATGACGATGAGGTGGTGCTTGACGTGGCGCTCGACGCTCAAGTATAAAAACATTTTGTATATCATTGAAAGATGAGGTATAATAAGAGCTCTCACTCAAGAGTACTCCTATGAAATTAGCACTTATAACAGACACACACTTCGGTGCTCGCGGCGACAATCCAGCATTTAATGAATTCTTTTTCAAGTTTTGGGAGAACACTTTCTTCCCTTATTTGCAAGAGAATAACATTACAACTGTTGTTCACCTTGGTGATGTCGTCGATCGCCGCCGCTTCATCAATTTCACCACATTACACAATCTTCGCAAGCGGTTTGTCTCTAGATTAAAAGAGATGAACATTGACTTCCATGTGATTGTGGGCAACCATGACGTCCCTTATCGTAACACTAATGAAGTGAATGCGATGGAAGAGTTATTTTCGTTACAAGATAACTTGAAGATTTATTCATCACCGAAAACTGTAACGTTTGATGGTACTGATATATCTCTTATTCCATGGATCAATCATACTAATATGAATGATATCTTAGAATACATAAAGCAATCACCAGCCCAAATTTGTTTTGGACACTTTGAAATTTCTGGCTTTGAAATGGATCGCGGTAATGTGTGTCATGAAGGTCTCTCGCGAGAGATGTTCGATAAGTTTGATATAGTTTATTCAGGACACTTTCATCATAAGTCTACTGATGGTCATGTTACCTATTTGGGTAACACTTATGAAATGACTTGGGCAGACTATAACGATAAGCGCGGGTTTCATATATTCGATACAGCAACCCGTGAACTCGATTTCATTGAAAACCCTTATCGTATGTTCCATAAGGTTCTCTATGATGAAAAGCAAGAAACGCTGGAGACAGTTGCTAATAAGAACTATGAGCAATACAAAAACGCTATGGTAAAAGTGATTGTTGCGAGCAAATCAAATCCTGTATTGTATGATATGTTCTTGGACAACTTGTACAAAGTCACTCCTCTTGACCTCACAATCGTAGAAGATTTTACCGACTATTCTGAAATTTCTGATGACGATATTGTAGACCAATCTGATGATACTGTAACGTTGCTAGACAAGTATATTGATGGTATAGAAATTGATTTGGATAAAACTAAATTAAAAAATCAAATTCGTGAAATATATCTAGAAGCGCAAAATTTGGAAACAAAATGATTCAATTTAAAGTTTTAAGATTTAAAAACTTTCTTTCGACTGGCAATATATTTACGGAGATTAAACTTGATAAGTCTCCTAATACATTGATTATTGGTATGAATGGCGCAGGCAAGTCTACAATGTTAGATGCTCTCACTTTTGTGTTGTTCGGCAAGCCATTTAGAAATATCAATAAGCCGACTCTTGTGAATTCAATCAACACGAAAGATTGTGTTGCTGAAGTGGAGTTCAGAACCCTTAATAGAAATTATAAGATTGTGAGAGGAATTAAGCCAAACATATTTGAAATTTACGCTGATGATGTATTGATTAATCAAGAAGCTGCCAGTAAAGACTACCAAGAAGTTCTTGAAGACCAAATCTTAAAGTTCAACTATAAAGCATTTACTCAAATTGTTATTCTCGGTAGTGCATCTTTCACTCCATTCATGCAGCTTTCTGCCTCTGATCGAAGAACAATTATTGAGGATCTACTGGACATTAATATCTTTTCTGCAATGAACGTTGTAGTAAAAGAAAAATCTAATGAAATTAAGCAGAGAGCCACAGAGCTTAAGCAGCAACTTGAATCCACTCTTCAAAAAATTGAATTACAGAAGAAGTTTATTACTGATGCTAAAAAGAATAATGACGAACAAGTTCTAAAGAAAGAAACTGAATATTCTGAACAAGAAGCCCAAGTAACTAAGTTACAATCTGACGTTACGTTGGTACAGCGTCATATTGATATCCTGATCAAAAAAGTTGAAGACGAATCTAAGGTTAAAGATAAACAGAAGAAACTGAGTCAGCTTGAAGCCAAGATTGAAAACAATATCGGTAAGTTTAAGAAGGATATCGAGTTCTACACCAAGAATAGCACTTGTCCTTCTTGTGACCAAGCTATCAATAACAAAGACGAAAAAGTTCACCAATGCAATTCTAAGATTGATGAATTGAATGATGGGTTGGAAAAGCTGACTGATGAATATAATAAGGTTAGCGAACGGCTCACTGAAATTACTACGATAAACAAGAAAATTATTAAGCATGGTAATGCTGTATCTGAAACAAACGCAAGTGTAACCCAAATACAGAAGTACATGAAGAAACTTCTAGCTGAAATTAAAGATCTAAAAGAAAGGAAAGTTCTCAGCGATGATATGATGACTGTATCAAAGGAACTAGTTGATAAGCTGGAACAACTCAATAGTGAAAAAATTAAGCTCTCTGAAACTAAGACATACATTGATGTCTCTGCTGCTCTACTAAAAGACACAGGAATCAAGGCAAAGATTATTAAACAATATTTACCCATTATCAATAAGTTGGTAAATAAATATCTTGCTTCTATGGACTTCTTTATTAACTTTGAAATTAATGAAGAATTTAAAGAAACAATTAAATCGAGATTTAGAGATGAGTTCAGCTATCAGAATTTTTCTGAGGGTGAGAAAATGCGAATTGACTTGGCTCTACTATTTACTTGGCGAGCGATTGCTAAGATGAAAAATAGTATGAACACCAACTTGTTAATTCTTGATGAAGTATTTGACAGCTCTCTAGATAATAGTGGCACTGAAGAGTTTATGAAACTAATTAATACATTGAATGAAACTAATGTCTTTGTTATTAGCCATAAGGGTGATATTTTAGTCGATAAGTTCCGCAGCGTAATTAAATTTGATAAGATTAAGAATTTTTCGAGGATCGTATAATGGGCACAAAGAAACTTAAATTTATTGATGGTAATATGGTTGAATATGAGATCTACGATCTTGTAGACAAATATGACGATATTCTACACAAACCAACTGAAGAATTTAATTTCTCCAACCCTCAGGTTAACCCGCATTATTTGGCATTCTCTTTAGTTGAAACTATGGCAAAAAAACAAGGAGTTGGATTATCTGCTAATCAAGTCGGATTACCATATCGTGTTTGTGTTCTTAATATGGGAGCAACTGCATATGTAATGTTTAATCCTAAAATTGTAAATCGTCTCGGTGTCTCTAATCTCAAAGAAGGCTGTCTTTCTTTTCCAGGACTATTTTTAAATATTCCCAGAGCAGAAGCAGTAACTGTTGAGTCTTTTGATTTTCAGGGAAACAAAGTGGTACAATCTTTTGATGGAATGGCAGCAGTTTGCATTCAGCACGAAATTGATCATTTAGATGGAATATTCTACACCAAGAAAGTTTCATCTCTAACATTAGAAAGAGAAAAGAAAAAAATTAAGAAAAACCTTAAGATTATGAAAAAGACAGTTGAAAAAGAAACACCCGTAAGTTATTGATTCTATTCAAGTTTTTAGGGGTTGCTTTTCCAGCTAAGATATAGTACAATTGTCCTATAGAGTTGGTAAAGGAACCCAAATGGAAAATCTATTCGAACGTAAATCTACCCTCGCGAAATTGCTCGCGCAGGAAAATCTGTCCGTGGAACATCGTAATGTTCCGACTGCGTATTTCGATCTCGAGACTCGCACGATCGTTCTCCCAAATTACAGAGAGATGGATTCTGACACTTATGACCTGATGACGGGTCATGAAGTTGGTCACGCATTTTACACTCCGGCAGAAGGTTGGCATTCTGCCGTCGAGAACAATAGGTCTCTCAAGTCTTATCTTAATGTCGTTGAAGATGCTCGCATCGAACGTAAGATCAAGGAAAAGTATCCTGGTCTGCGTCGTTCGTTCAATCTTGCATACAGAAAGCTCCATGAGCAAGATTTCTTCGGTCTTTCTGGAATCGACGTCAAGACTTTACGTCTCATTGACCGCATCAATATTTTCTACAAGTTGGGTGCGCACGTTACTGTGGGATTCAGCCCAGACGAACTGAAATTCGTCGATCGTATTAATGCTGCCCAAACTTGGGAAGATGTATACAACATCGCAACCGATTTGCACGCTCTAGCAAAAGAAGAGTGGCAGAAAAAGAAAAACGAGATGAAAGATAAGTCTCCTGAAGATGATGAATCTGACGAATTTGACAGTTGGAATGAAAATGGTCAATATGATGAATTTGAAGATTCGGAAGAATCTGATGACTCTGATGACTCTGAAGAATCTGATAACTTTGACAATTCTGATGAGTTTGAAGAGACTGACAAGTCTGATGACTCCGACGACTCTGAAGAATCTGATGAATTTAAGGATTCTGATGACGACGAAGATGAAGACGAAGAAGAATCAGAATTGAACTCTTTGGGAGGATCCGAAGCTGATGATGACGATCTAACTTCTATTACCGATAATGCATTCCGAATGAATGAGAAAAATCTTATTGATGGTTCTATCCATAGCAAGACTGTTTTCGTTCCTCGGTTTAAGCCGCATACTGTCGTAAATTACAAGAAAGTGCATAGTGCGATCAAAAATCATATTGAAGATTTTGCTACTCATGATACCATTTACAGCTACAAGAATGAGTATGTTCCTTCTGTATTAATCCATAATATGAGAAACGTCGCATATCGCGATTTTATTTCGCGCAGTGGACCTATGGTAAATTACATGGTTAAGGAATTTGAGATGCGCAAAAATGCATCTCAGCTTTCTCGCGCAAAAGTTTCTAAGTCTGGTGAAGTCGATGTGGGTAAACTTTCTCGATACTCGCTCGGTGCTGACATTTTCAAACGTGTTACCACTATCCAGCAGGGAAAGAATCACGGTCTTGTTCTATTCATCGACCTTTCTGGTTCTATGAGCGACATTCTTTTGAAGACTTTTGAGCAAGCAATTGCTCTTACCATGTTCTGCAAAAAAGTAAATATTCCATTTGATGTATATGGGTTCAGTAACAATCCTAAATCGGCTGTCGTATATGATGATGTTAGAGTTGCTCTTCGCAAGATTGTAATCGAGAAAGATGTTCTAGATCTTTCAGATGATTGTTTTCATCTGAAACATTATCTTAGCAGCAGCATGAATCAAAATGATTATCGCGAATCATGCATGAATTTAATTTACCTTGGTAAAGCTCAAAATACAGACTATACTGTTCGTGAGAGTGCTATTCCGTGTTCTGAACAGCTACACGGAACTCCGCTCGATGAGGCAGTTGCTTCATCTATTGAAATTGTGAGTAACTTCAAAACCTCTAATCGTCTCGATATTGTAAATTGCATTTTCTTGACTGATGGTGCGGGTGTTGTTACCCGTCAATATTTCTCTGACAATAAGGGAAGAAAAGAATTTGTACATATTGACAAAAATAGTAAATCTTCTTTTTATATCCAATATCCTGGAACGAATGTTCGCGTTCGTTATGAAGATAAGAAGAAAAGCACATCATATAGGCATGGTGACGACTATTTCATATCTACTCGCGCTCTAATTGAAGTTGCCAAAAAGGTTACTGGAGCAAAGTATACTGGATATTACATTTGTCGTAAAACCGATATTCCAAATCTAATATATCCTTATGAGTTTGTTGATCCTAGAACAAATCGTGATGGAACTGATGCTCAGAGGGATATTTTCCGTCAGCAGATGAAAAATCTTCGCAATAAAATTGCGGTTGACAATTTTATGTCTTGTGACAAATTTGGGTTTGATGAATATTTCTTTGTTGTGAACGATAGTCTTGAAATTAAAGATGAGAAGATTGTTGTTCCCGAAGATGCGACCAAGAGCAAGTTGGCCAAAGCATTCATGGCTTCCGTCAAAAACCGCAATATCCAGCGAATGTTCTTAAGTCGGTTCATGCAAAACATAGCTGCGTAACCGATTGATTCTATTAGGGTTTTTAAGGCTTGCCTTTTTAGCCCCAATAGAGTACAATATTCTTATAGGTTGAAATATTATGTTATTAAATGTGAGGGTGAAATAATTTATGCCGAAACTTTCTTATAATGCTGAACAGCAGAATCAGTTTTTGACCGAAATCTCCAGCCACTACGGCACTGAAGTTTTAGACAATAACCAGATTCGTTCTTATGTTGAAAACACTGGTTCAGCTTTCCCATACTTCATCTATCGTGACGCCAACCGAAAGGTTGCTCGTGGTAAGTATAGTGTTGCGATGTCAGTGGTTGCCGCATTCAAGCCCATGGCACCCTTTCCTCCGATGAAGAAAGTCAGCAGGGCAGAGGCACCTGCTCCTGTGGTTATTGAACAGGCTCGCACTGTTATCTCTGGTGGTCCCACTTCCATGCAGGCAGATATTTCCTGCACGGTTCCTGACCGCGATCCCACTTATGTGCCGTTTGGCAACTATTCTGACATCGAAAAGATTATCTCTTCCAAGATTTTCTTCCCAGTTTATGTAACTGGTATGTCGGGTAATGGTAAGACGATGTCCATCGTTCAGGCATGCGCAAAGCTGAAGCGTCAAATTTTGCGTATCAATGTCACCGAAGAAACTGACGAACTCGACTTGCTTGGTGGTACTGAGCTGGTGAATGGCAATACGGTTTACCGCGAAGGTGCAGTCATTCTTGCAATGCGTACTGGTTCGATTCTTCTTATCGACGAAGGTGACTTAAACAATACCAAGATTCTTTGCTTGATGCCGATCCTTGAAGGTAAGCCATATCTTAATAAGAAGACTGGTGAAATGGTTCATCCTGCTGAAGGTTTCAATATCTTCATCACTGGTAACACCAAGGGTAAGGGTAGTGACGATGGTCGTTTCGTCGGCACCAAGGTTATGAACGAAGCGTTCCTTGAGCGTTTCAGTATTACGATGGAACAAGAATATCCTACTTCTGCGATTGAAAAGAAAATCGTCATGAAGAACATGGAACAGCTCGGGTGCCTTGATGAAGGTTTTGCGACTCATCTTTGCACCTGGGCTGAAATTATCCGTAAGGCATTCGTCGATGGCTCTATCAATGAGCTAATTTCAACTCGTCGTCTCGTCCATATTATTAAGACGTTTTCTATCTTCCAGGATCGTAAGAAAGCGATCGAGCTTTGCTTGAATCGTTTCGATACTGATACCAAGAATTCTTTCTTGGAATTCTATCAGGCAATCGATGCCTCTATCAATCCTGAGGTTGTTGTAACTCCTGAGCCTGTTGCGGTGGTGGTTGAGGATCCCGTCACTCACCTGTAATAGAAAATAATTTTAAAAAACATTTGCTATTATACACCAACTAGGGTATAATATAATGTATCTACTGAGTAAGCCGCACCCCAGTAGAGTTGAATTGCGCGGTGTTTGTAGTTGAGGATTTTAATATGTCTGCTGTTCTTTCTATGTACCGTTATCTTGCTAACGGAAATCAGGTGACTTCGCGTCAGGCTCGTACTCTTTTCAAGGTCGAGAATGTCGCTGACCTAGTCTATCGTCTACGCAATCAGGGCGTTGCTGTTTACACCAACCGTGTGACCAATAGCCGTGGTGAGAAGACTTTCGCCTATCGTCTTGGCACCCCAAGCGAATCGTTTATGAAGAGCATTGAGTCGCGGCATATTGCTCGCGCTCGTAAGTCTCTTTATCGCGATGCAATTGCTGCCTAATAGTGGCAATTACTTACGATTTATTTCGTAATTGTGGGGGGCTTTTTGCCCCCCACATCGTTTTCGAGTTTGCTTTCTGCATAAGTAAGAGGTATAATATAGTTACCTTGAGAGTCGGAGAATGTAATGGTTAATGTAATTGTTGCTAGAACTAAAATTGATTGTGAACATCTACTTGGACAATTTGTAGATGAGACTCATTATGATACACTCATTGAGTCAGACACTGACTGCTACTATGCAGAAGATTCTTCTCCATTCGCAAAAGAATCTAAGAATACAAAAGATGAAAATCGTATCGCTTTTATGTTCCGCAAGAACTTCTTCAGTAAAGAAGAGCAAGAACAAGCATATCTTGGTTTGCGAGAAGCTGCAACTCCATCACAGAATCGTGGATTGGCTTCTGGACCAAGAGGCGAAAAGTGCGCCCAGCGTGAATGGGTTACAGATTACCAGATTCAAACTTTAGAGCTGCTAGCAGATCTACAAGAAACTGTAATTCAAGTAGACCTTAAAACAGAAATTGAATTGATCAAGCAAAAGACAAAGGATAACTCCTCGACTCGTGGTCTGGTTTGGTTAGCTTCTGAAGTTGAAAAGAATAATTTTAACTTTGATGGTTGGTTGAAAGGCGTTCTTAAGCTTAAAGATAAAGCTCAGATTCGTAGTTCTGCGAGAGATACTCTAGACAAATATATTTCTGATACAACCTATGCTAATACAGTTAACTCTGGCATTGCTGGTTGGTTCGATCGCTATCCTCGCATCCCATACGGTCGCGCTACTGCCTATACCAAGAATCATTTTGATAAATTTAAAATGGCATTTCCTTTCTTACAGACGCTCGATAGAGGATTCAAAGAACTTCTGCCTTCACGTTGGGGTAATCAAAGAGCCGCAGCAGATAAGATTGACCAACGGTTCCTAGTTCCTGAAACTGTATTCACAACCATTACCGTCAACAAGACTTTCCGTACTGCATGTCATCGTGATGCTGGTGACTTTAGTGATGGCTTGAGTAATCTTCTTGTGCTTTCTAATAATGGAAAGTATCGTGGTGGCTACCTTATTTTCCCAGAGTATCGCATTGCGGTAAATGTTCGTCCAGGCGATCTATTACTTGTGAACAATCATGAGATTATTCATGGTAACACTCCTATTGAAACATATGATGACGGTGAGCGTATCAGCCTTGTTTGTTATCTTCGTGAGAAGATGCTTGAACTTGGCTCATATGAATATGAAAACCATCGCTTTGAGTTTGTAGAATTTCGTCGCAAAAATCCTGAGCACCCAATGCAACGTAAGTTGTGGAATGGAATCTCACAAAATTGTTTTTCTGATAATGATGACCCGAAACAAAATTTTGATAATGCAAAAGAATGGTATAATTTTTTAAATAAAACCCCAGAACACAAAGTGTTTTTACAAAAATATCATCCTTGGCTTATAGATTATTTTGAAAATAATAAAGGCTTAGACAGGTTTTTTTGATGCAAAAAAAATCAAAAGGATATACTAGAAATGTTTAAAGGATATCGTCTTTGTGTGCTGTAATCGGTGCTAATATTGAAAACCCTACTGCTGAGCAGTTTGAATTAATCCGCAGAGTTTTTATAGAGTCTAAGATTAGAGGATTACATGCAACTGGTATGACAATCTTAAATAAGAAAGAACTTCTTACATTTAAAGAACCAGTATCATCAGATAATTTTTCTCACCTAGAGAAGCTTGAAAAGCTTTGCGAAAAAACTATTAGGTTAATCGGTCATTGTCGGTATAGCACTAGTGACCTAGAGTACAACCAGCCGCTATACACTAATCATGTTGCCATTGTACATAATGGCGTAATTTCTCAAGAACTTCCTGAAAATTGGAAAAAGCTATATGAAATTGATACACAAACTAAAAATGACAGCGAGTTATTACTGCATACAGTGGATAGGACCCCTCTGTTTCTTTGGAGAAATGCTAGCATTGCTGCTATTGAGCTACATGCTTGTGGGGAGATGAGATATTATCGCAACGGTAAGCGACCCCTATATAAAACTGAATTGGACAATGGCTACATCATAACTTCTACTGCAGATATTATGCACAGAGCTTCTGGTGGAAAGTATAAAGCTGATATTGTTCCATGCGGAAGTGATACTAAAGATTTACAAATGGTGTAATTATGAAATATTCTCCTGATACGTTTACCTATGGCTATGAGATAGAATGGGGTGATATCCCTCGTAATTTTCAAATTCCTGAACATCTAGGAAAATGGGAATATGCAGAAACTGATATTGTCAATGAGCGCGACCCATATCGTGGCGTTGCCTGCGATCCTCTTGGATTAGAACCACCTTTTGGCGGTGAGATTAATACCAAGCCAACAAAGACTTGGGTTGAACAAGTTGATAGAATCATGGAGATTCATGACTTGTTCGCAGCTAGCGGTAATAAGCCAACCTCATCTTGCGTAAATCATGGACATCTACATGTATTTGTTCCTGGTCTTAAAGATGATATTAGTGCGCTAAAGAGCCTCATTGCATACATTCAGCGCAATCAAGAGCAGACTATCAAGGCATGCTATCAGTATAAAGAACATTATGCCATGAAAGATACGAAGACTGCTCGCACTTATCTGAAGTGGGACGGCGGACGACCAATGCCAGATTACATGTGCAACAATATCATCAATCTGGCTACTGATTTTGATCACTTCATTAAACTTCACGCAGCAGGTAAGGATGGCGTTTCAATGGGTCGTCCATTCCGTCATGCTATCAATACATATTGCATGAAGCATACAGGAACCATCGAGTTCCGTTGTTTCAGGTCATCTACCAATAAGGTTGAAATTTCAGACTGCTTTAGATTCGCTGAGCAATTCATCGACGCCGCATTAAATGGTGGGCGTGATGTTGACTTTATCTTAAAATCAGGGTATAATTTTCCTCCTCTAGTATATGACCATGACCTTTACACTGGTTGGGAAGCAACTAAGTATCCTAAAGAGCGTGGAAGTAAGCATCGGGAATTTCATGCAGTTGCGTAAAACAACTCGTGAAGAGTTTGTTGCGCATATAACTAAAAACAAAGCAGACTCCTTCGCGAAAACTTTTACCGCTAAAGCAGATATGCAAAATATCTGGGGTAGTTGTATTGGTTGCTGGTCAGGTAATGACTTGATGGGAGCAATCATAACAACTATCTCTAAACGTGTTCCTAGCGTAGCCAATTTGCAATTACTGCATACTTTCGCTAAACATCGCAGGAAAGGCGTCGCTAGAGTTTTAACGCAAAGCTCGCTCGATAATGCACGCGAGGAAGGCGCAGTTTACTATAGAGTTTCAGCTGAACCTGAGGCAGTGTTATTTTACGAATCTATGGGATTTAAGTTTTTAGGAAAGCAGAAAAGCGGTTGCTCATTGAGCATGTTCAAGATTACTGGTAACGACTTTTCTGATGGACTGTATAACACCTCTGATCCTACCATCTACGCAGCTGTGCATAGAAAGGGAAAGGGTGGGTGTGTTACCTCTGATGTTACTGCAAATTTAGATTATTTACTTGTGTGAAAGAGGAAAATATGAATAGTAATTATGAAGCGATCACTTATGGTTGGCGCAATATTGAAAATGGTAAAATGTATATTGGTTACCATAAGACATCAGATATTGATGATGGATATATTTTTTCTTCTGAATTTGAAGAAGTCAAAAATGCATGGGAGTGGGGAAAACTTCGCCGCTCTATTTTGTATGTTGGCTCTCAAAGTGTAGCAATCACTCTTGAAAACTTCTTACTCAAGCATGTAAATGCTAACACCAATGATCTTTTCTACAATAGGTCTGTTGGTGGTGGTGAAGGTTGTGTTAAAGATTTTTCTAACCTCATAGAGGAAGTTAAAAAAATTGGGCTTAATTGGATAGAAGGAATTGACCCAAAGATAAAAAAAATTAAGAGTAAAGTCGACAAACCTTTGATGAAGAGAATTGCACGAAATATCAAAAATCAAAAATATAAGATACATGAAAAAGAATCAGTTTTTGAGATTAGTAATCTTTCTAGAAATCAAGTTAGACTGAAAGTTCATGAGAATTCTCATCTTGAGTCTATTCTGGAAAAAATGAAATCAGATCCAGCATCAGCAAGAGTAAATGTTTCTCCAGTTATCGTTATCATATATTCAAATGGTAAAAAAGAAATAATTGATGGAAACCATACCATTGATGCTGCTGTTGCTGCTGGTTGGAATAAGATTCCGGTAATTTATTTTAACAGCTCAGAGTTTGATGATGAACAATCAAACATAAATTATTTTGGATATCTGATGAATCACCAAGAAAAACTGAAAAAGCCTAATACAATTGATGATTTGAAAAAAGCAATTATGGATTTCGTTGTGACGCATCCAGAGTTAGATATCAATAAAGAAGAATTTAAAGAAGCATTTAAAGATGCTTATGATGAATTTTGGAGTCCTAAAGAAATTTCATCAAATATTAATACAACAAAAAAACTTATAGAAACAAACAAAGAAATATTAAAAAATAATTTCAAAGTTTATACAGACTCAGAACTGAAAAAAATGGTGCAAACATATGAGGTGGAATATCCCAATCATGCAGTCATCAGTATTTCTTCTGGTTCTTGTTACAATTCAGGAATCGGTGCTATTCTAAACAAAGCTGGCGGCTTGAATACCTGGGATGGTATAATGATTGTGAGTCACAGAAATCTAGATGAGTATAGAAGATACGATGTTCCAGATGGTTCTAAGTACAAACTCGAGCAGGCAATGAAACGAATGCACCCAAATATGAAGTGTAAAGTTGTAGTGTTGTCGCCATACCCCAACTCTAAAAATGCATAATAGAACAGAGCAATTCATTCGTTGGTATGCTTGGTCACTTCAATATAAAGATTGTGACCCTGCTGTATGGCTCACTAACTATCTTAACAAAAGATATGAACACAACGACGAAGAAAGAATTTGGATTTGCTGGTTGTATGGTAATACATATCAGCTTCCAACCACATGGGTTCTGAAGAATGAATTCCCAGACTTTGAACTTGCTACTGTGGATAGAATCACGCAGTGGAACACAAAAAACTATAAACGATTAAGATATCAAACTGACACCAAGTGGAACAAGGGACATCTTCCCGTGATGTTCGAATCATATCAAAAATTTATTGGAAATAGATCTCAACGTGAAGCTTTGGAGAGTTATTATGGAGACAACGAACACCAATCATTCGACAATTTATGGGGAGCTATTAAGAACGGTCTTTACAAGTTTGGTCGTTATTCCACTTGGTTTTATCTCCAGCATCTTTACCACACTGCTAATATTAGAGTTGAGCCTACTTCTCTTATGTTGGACGATTATTCTGGTTCCCGTTCACATCGTAATGGCTTACATTTTGCGCTCGATCAAGATGAAAAATATGACTCAAAACTTACTACAAAGGAATATGGAATTCTTGAAGGAATTGCACAAGATATCCTCATAGAGATGAAAATTAGGTTTCCTGAATTAAGAGATGAAATTAATTTCTTTACGATGGAAACTTGCCTATGCTCATTTAAGAAAATCTTCCGCGAACATCATGGGAGATATTTGGGATACTATCTTGATAGACAGTCTGAAGAAATTCAACAGGCAGAAAAAGATGGCTGGCATGGTATTGACTGGAATGTTTTATGGCAATCTAGAAATGAAACCCTTGAACCTTCTTTAGCTGGCATTAAAAATATCAATAAAGAAATGTTTACTTCTTACTTGAATTCAGGTAGAATATCTAAATTAGAGTGGATGTTTGATGACGAAAAACCAGTAACAGTTGGCTTGGAGGCTTTTTATGCTTAAGGTGATTGCATTGGGCGGTGAACCTGCCACAGGAAAAACGACATTAATTTTTAAACTCATTGCCATGGCTGACGATTGGAAAGTTTGCAAGCCTCAGAAACTCCTTGATGCGCTATACAGCGAAAAGTTGCGCACCTATATTCTAGGTAAATATGAAAAAGATGGTAATGTTTTCCAGGGAACTGACCGTCTAAGCATGGCTGTTCAGCCTGATGCAGTTAAGTTTATTGATGACTTGCGGCAAAATACTGAAAAGGTCAATGTGATTTTTGAAGGTGACCGTTTATTCAACGGTAAATTTCTAGAACATATTGCAGATAATGTCCTAGAAGAAAACTTTAAAGTTCTAGTTTTGAGGGCGTCCCATGATGAGAAAGAGAAGCGTCATGTGGACAGAAAAGACGATCAAGACGATAAATTTAAGAACAGCCGTGAAACGAAAATCTCAAATATTTGTAGTTCGCTAGTTCTCATGGGCTATATAGAAACAATGGTCAACGAAACTTACGATGACCAAACTAAGATTATTAATACAATTAAAGACTTTTTTACCTGGAGTGAATAATAATGAAGCTGGAAATTTCCGTTGAAACATTGCGCAAGAATAAACTATTTGTCGCCACACCAATGTATGGTGGTGTGAATCATGGCATGTATGCTAAGTCGTGTCTTGATTTGCAGGCACTATGTTCTCAGTATGGGATTGAAGTTAGATTCTCATTTATCTTTAATGAATCCCTAATTACTCGCGCTCGTAATTATCTTGTAGATGAGTATCTACGTTCTGGCTTCAGCCACCTCCTGTTTATCGACAGCGATATTCACTTCGATCCTCGCGATGTTATTGCTATGATGGCAATTGATAAGGAAGTTATTGGTGGACCATACCCAAAGAAAACCATTAAGTGGGGTTCTGTTGTTGAAGCTGTTAAGCGTAACCCAAACATCACTGGAGCAGAACTCGAAAAGGTTTGTGGAGATTATGTCTTCAATGCTGTAGTTGGTACTGGTCAGTTTAATGTTGGTGAGCCTCTAGAAGTTATGGAAATCGGTACTGGTTTCATGATGGTTAAGCGCGAGGTTTTTGCTAAGTTTGAAGAG